GATATGGGATATAAATGTTGGACTGCATATCTCGATGGAAAAGAAATTAAATTCAGAAAATTTGTGGAATACCCAAAACGTCCTGTCATTAGTAGAAAAGCGTCTTGATATAAAACTCGATGAGTGGCAAAAAGAATACATCATGCACCACGGGAATACAGCAGTACGTGCAGGGAGACAATCTGGAAAATCTTTCGCTGAAAGTCTTAGAGTTGCACTATTCTCTTTACTTAATGCTAAATCGTCTACTCTTATCATCGCTTCAGTTGATAGACAATCTATCGAATTACTTGAAAAAGTTAAGAGTCATATCATGGGGCTTGCGCCACAACAAATTAAAGGAAGACCTACCTTCCATAAAATAGAGTTGAAAAATGGCAGTAAAATTATGGCAGAACCTGCAGGACAAACTGGTTACGGCCTTAGAGGTTTTACAGTTGATAAGCTCGTCGCTGATGAAGCGCATTATATCCCCGATGCAGTATTCGTTGCTATTAGACCAATGCTCGCTACTACAGGGGGAACCCTGGACTTACTATCCACCCCGAGAGGTAATGAGGGCTTTTTCTACGACTGCTTCCAATCAGAAGACTTCTATAAAATCCACATAAAGAGTGAGGACTGCCCACGTATTACAGATGAATTTCTAGAACAAGAGAAGAAACGAATGACAAAACTAGAATACTGCCAGGAGTATGAAGCAGAATTTTTAGACTCATTACAACAATTCTTTCCTAAAGACCTTATTGATAGTTGTATATGCGAAGAAAATACTATCAAAGGGGGGCAGGTATTCTTCGGGGCAGACTTTGGTGGGGCGGGATCTGACCCTACAGCATATATCAACATTGACAATAAGGGAAAGGATAACTATGTATCACGAATTGAGGAAATAGACGACGATAAAAAGGCATGGCAAATCATCAAACAGATGGAGAAACTACTGGAACAATTCAATTATAAAAAGATGGGGATTGACTCCGGCGGAATAGGTGGGCCAATTCTAGACTACTCATTAAAACATAACAGACTAAAAAGAAAAATCGTAGGCCTTAATAATTCTAAGAGAGAGATAGATGCAGATAACGGAAAATCAAAACTACTAAAAAACGATATGTATTGGAATTTGAAACTAATGATGGAACAGGGTTTAATCAAATTTCCTGAAAATGAATTACTAAGGAGAAGTCTAACGAGTGTGCAGAAGGAAGTAAATCAGGCGACACAAAACGAGATAATCTTTGGAAAATACACCCATTTGGCAGAAGCATTGATTAGAGCGGCATGGTTGGTAAAAAGCAAACAATTAAATATAATGGCTTTCTGTTAATTATATGGTAAGCACATTCGAAGAGTACGTGGCAGCAGATGATAATAGTATTAACGGGGATTTTTTAAATGAAACAACATGGTTTGCGCAAACCTTTACAATTGGAACAGTCGGAGATAATTTAACATTTAATTTGTCTAACATAAAAGTAAAAATTGGGAACGACTCAAACAGCGGAACGCCAACGATAGCAGTAGAAATATACAATGTATTACCAGACGGAAAACCTGATATAGACGCGGGGGCAATTTCGACAGGAAGCTACATTAACGACGGAGCAAATGGAGTTAATGAATGGAAAAGTGTAGACATGACAAGTGTTACACTAAAAGCATCAGAAAAATATGCAATAATCCAAAGAGAAACATCGTCAGGAATTACAAGAGTAACCTCATGGCGGGGAACATCGGCAAATGGATATGCGGGCGGAAGTGTTTATATTACAACAGACTCGGGATCAACATGGAGTATTGCAGCAGCAAACGCACTAGATGCAAATTTTCAAATTAACGGCGGAAGTTATGAAGGGACATTATGTACTTTAGCAGATGCAGTAAATAAAGCAGGGGTTAACGCTTCTTCTTCGGCAACAAATGAAAGTCTAGTAAGTGATTGGGTAAAACAGGCAGAGGGGCAGATTTGCGCAACTACTAGATTTGATTGGGTAAGTGCATATTCAGGATTATCAGAACAGGTAAAATACTTATTAAACAGGGTGGCTTCTTCAATGGCCGCAATAGACATTATCAATTATGACCTAGTACCATCGGGGGGAGCACAGGACAGAGTGACTTCAGAAACAATGATTAACGTACATAGGGAAAGTGTGGCTTTAGGATTATCGCTTCTAAGAGATAAACAGGTTGAGGCATTCATAACAGGAGACTCTTAATGACACAGGAACACGATTTCAAGAGATTTCCTGAATTAACAAATTCGCAGATGCGAGTATTTTACTTAGAGTCCCCGCACTTCCAAATAACAAGGGACTTTGAAGCTCATGTGGTAAAGGTTACGGACGGGGATACTATTCGAGTTACAATGGAAGAGCGAGATTTCTCATTCCCCGTCCGTTTCCTTGATATACAGGCCCCCGAACTCGACGAGGAAGGTGGGGAAGAGTCCAAATCATGGTTAGAAGATTTAGTAATGGGAGAAGATGTTATTATTGAGATTGACCCGGACAATAGAGTAGGAAAATGGGGAAGATTATTAGGCAGAATTATACTATCAGGATTAAATATAAACGAACTATCATTACTTTCAGGAATGTCTGTTCCGTTTGAGGAGAGTCAAAATGCCTTTAAGACAACTGCCGAAGCTTAATTCTGTGAATGGAAACAAAACCGAAAGAAATAAGAACTTAAAAGACGTAGAAACACCAGAAGAAAACCGAGACGCAGTAAATAAAAAGTGGGTTGAGGACAACTTCGTAGCATCATAATGGTAAAAAACGACATAGGAAACACAACAGAAGGAAGCACAGATAATACTATAGAGAACTATTCCGTCGACGCTGCGAACACAGATGGAGCAACTGGAAACGGGGAAACTAATTATACAAATACTAAGTGGAGTAAATGGTATGGGTACTTTACAGCAATACCTGAACTTAATGCGGCTATCAATGCAAAAGCCACATGGACTATAGGAAAAGGATTTAAGGCAGAACCACAAACAGAAATGTTATTAGACTCTATTAAAGGATTTGGAAAGGACACTTTTAACACAATCTTAGAGAATGCAGTTAGGACATACTATGTAGGGGGAGATGCATTCATGGAGATTATTAGAGACGATGAAGGAAACCTTACAAACTTAAAACCACTAGACCCTGCAACAATTACAATCGTAACTAATGAGAGCGGGATAATCGATAGATACGAACAAATTGCAAAAAGGAAAAGTAAGGAGAAGTCCCCAAAGAAATTCAAACCCGAAGACATATTCCATTTAGCACGTAATAGAGTAGCAGACCAAATACACGGGACTTCGGTTATAGAGTCAATAGAAAACATAATCCTGGCACGGAACGAGTCAATCGATGACTATAAGAAAGTTATGCATAATAACGTAACACCACGTTGGAAATTCAAATTGAAGACAGATGATGAAGCGGAGATTGCAGCGTATAAAGCAAAGATGGATAGCGTAACATCGACGACAAGTGCAAACATTTATGAACCATTCGACGTTTCTGAAAGTGAGTTAATCGCAGTAGCGCCAAATGCAACATTAGACCCTAAGGCATGGATTGAAGCGCAGGGAGATTATTTCTATGAAGCGGTAGGAACACCACAAATAATCCTAGGGGGAAGTGGAGAGTTTACAGAAGCTTCTGCAAAGATTGCATATTTAGCATGGCAACAGAACATCGAAGAGGAACAACTATTCATAGAAGAACAAGTATTATTACAATTAAATTTAGTAATAGAATTAGAGTTTCCTGCATCACTGGAGAATGAGTTATTATCAGATAAGGCAAAAGATGGACCTCAAAATATTGATGCTTCAGAAACAACTGCGGGGGCAGGACAATAATGGAAGAAATAATTGTAAACGGAGCAACACTTACAGGGCAACTAGGAGTAGGGACTGTATGCGCATGGTTTATGTTTAGACTGGAAAAGATATTAACTAAATTAACGGACACTGTAGCAGATTGTCCTCATAGATTATAATGGTAGATAGGAAGAAAAGAAAAAATCCAACATTGAAAGAGAAGTCGTCAAGTCAAGTGAGAAAACCTGATACAATTACATTAGACAGGCCAGGAATACCAACAGGCCCAGGACAGAAGAGCTCGGAAATCATAAGACTAGATAGGAAAGGAGTGCAGACTGGAGCAGGTGAGAAGTCTTCAGATGTGAAACCTGAACCAGGTAAAATTCTTAAACAACCTGAAGAGAGCGTGGGAGAATTTGCAGGACGTATAATATCAGGAAGACAGACTGGCGGATTGGAAGAGGGGGAAGTGATTGGTAGTCCTGTGGCAATAGCGCCAACAGCGACGGCGGCAGCACTTATTGCAAAGAATGCAGATAAGGTAGGGACATTTGCAAAGGGATTAGATGTAGTAGGAAAGGTAACTGATAAAGTAAGTAAGACACCTGCAGCAGCGAATTTTGCAAGTAATGCGAAGACTGCGGCATTATCTTCTTCAATGTGGAGTAAGGCAGGATTGGGAATTGCGGCAGCAGGGACTCTAATTGGAGCAATTGGAACATATCCGTTTGCAGGATTTATCAAAGAGGAAGCATTACAGCAATTAGGATTTGGGGTAAACTCCGCACTAGAAGCAGGAGACCTAGAGAGAGCACAGGAAATAATAGATGAAACAAATGAAATATTAAATCCTTCTGCATGGGATAAGATTATTGCAGCAATACCATACGCTAATGTTGTGAAGGAATTAAAAGACTTCTATAAGGCAGCAGCGACGAAGAATGAACAGGCCCAGGCCCAACTAGACATAAAACTTGAGGAACTATCAGGAGAGAGGGAGACACAATTTGCACAAGAACAGAGGATTAACGACGAAGCGAAGAGACAAAGAGAATTAGAACAGAGAGGATTGGACGAAGAATATTTCAGATTAATACGGGAAGGGAAATTTGAAGAAGCAGAGGAATTAAGAGTAAGTCAATTAAAATAGAAAAGTTTATAAAGAGTGCGTGTGTATATATTACATGGTTGAAGATGAAAATACAAATAATACTGAACAAACGGGAGAAGGAGTACCTGAAAGCAATGATGGTAATACTCAAACCCCTGATGATGAGCTTAAAACGCTCAAAGAAAGGAACGACAAAATCGAAGCAGAAATGTTGAGGGCAGAACAATTAAGGGCCAAACAATTACAAGGCGGTAAATCTAGGGCAGGAGAACCAATATTATCTGAAGAAGAAATCTTAGAAGAAGAAGGTAAAAAAGCTGCAGAGGAGATTGTAAATGCCTTCCGATAAGAAGAAACAGGAAACAATCGAAACCGCAGGAGCATTTATGGAAATGTATAAAGCGGGTTTTTTGGACGGACAGAGAAAGAAACCAAGAACAAAAAAGGATTTTGAAGAACTTAATAAAAGATACAAAAAGGCATTTATGAAAAGATTTGAGAAGAAGATAACTAAGGAATTAAAAAAGAAGAAGAAGAAATAAGATGCACTTATATTTTTATGTACGAGGAAAATTTGAACAAGTCGAACAATGGAAGGCATTGGCGCAGGGAGCATTTTGGAAGTTTAGAAGGATTAACGAATTAACAAAAAAGGAAGAAATAATTTTAGTACAGGGCGCATTAAGACCTTCAGTTCTAGGAGCGTATGAATATGTTTTCCCTAAAGAAGCACTGGCGGAAGTGTGCTCTTTCTTCGGAATTACTAAAAATGAAGTATACGGATTTAATAAAATAGGATTACATTCAAGACATTTTGCAATGCGAAAAATCTTTGGAGCAAAGAAAATACCAAAGAAGATTTTAGATAGAGCGAAGGAAATACCACCTACTTTCTCGACGGCAGAGTTTGAAAGAGGGGCTGCGAATTGCTGTATCCCGGGGGTAGCATTACACCCTATTGGAATTAAAGAAGATGTCATGGGAACGATGCAAGGATACTGGCAGGAAATGTTATGATATTAGAAATTGAGGTAGCAGTTTTGGGAATTTGTGGACTTTTGGTGAAATTATACCAATTACGTAAAGAAGGAAAGATTTAAATAGTATTTATTCTAAGGATTTGTATGGCAAGAGAAGCAGTATTACGGGACAACAAGATTTTAAGTTCTAGAAGGTACACCTGTGAAAGCGGAGTGGCTATTCCAAAGGGTACATATTTAACAAATGAAGATGCTCATATTGCAAGTGCTGCAATTACTACAGGAGCACCATTTATTGGTTTTGCTCATGCAGATGTTAACAAGTCTACTGACTCTAATTTTAATACTGAAACTTCTGTAAC